GTACTAACTACCTAACTAATATTTTGACGGAGGTAAATTTCGTTCACGAGGACTCAGATGCGTAAGGAGCTGCTCATCTTCGCTCATCATGTCGCCATCAACCATACGAAGCAAACGAGCATGATCCTGGCTCAATGATAAGTAATCCTCTGGTTCCATATACTTCAAATTCATCTTATACAACCTCTCTTGCATAAATTTCTCCGCAGACAGACGCTCATTAAGGCGACGGGATTGACAACCATTAGGAAACAATGTTTTGTCAGCGATCAAGAAGGCGATCGAATGTAGGCATAAATAATAAGCAATAATATTCACACCCAAGGTATCCAAACAAAGCCCGATATATTTCGCAATGCAATCATACGCAGTAACCATACCACTAGTTGAAACAAACATACGATCAATATAATCCAGCGTACACCGATAAGGTCGTATTATTACCTTGTCTCCAACTTTGCATTTAAAGAAATTTCTCTTCAAAAATACAATAGGATCCTTAGTGACAACGAATCCAAACTCGTTGACATCAACGTCAAGACGAGCGTTGACACGGTAAGCCTCAGGCTTGATCTTCATCTTGAACTTTTCTTGAATATAAGATCGTAAGCCGTCGGGTGAACCTCCATGAGCCTGCAAAGCCTTACTGAATGAACCAATTATGTCATCCCCCTGAACAACAGCGCGAAAATCACCAGTTGTAAAAGCCCAAATCCACAATGATGCGCCAACATAATCTCCAGCATCCTTGCAACGGAGAGCCTCATGTCTCAAATAACAACAAAGAACGACAATCAAATGCAATGTATTGAGAAAAGAAGTATTATAGTCGCCTGAGAACAGGATTCCAATCACATAACGGAACCCGCCTGGCCAATTCACAATATGGTACGCCGTATTGGCAATCAACCACTCTATTAAGACAATGGTTATAAGTGAATTGACATCTTCCCCAAGATTAAAACACCAAGTTATGGACATAAGCAAGCAAGCAATATCGTTAGCCTTAAAAGACACATCCTTGGCGCTAATATCCATGCAGAAGAAAATTCGACCAGATTCATCCCCACATAGGTAATCCCATAATCGAGTAGCACCGCCCCCCAACCACCGAAAGCCCACACCAAAAGGGAATCTACTCATAAGATACTCATGAATTGGTTCGCAAAGAAACTTCGCAATAATGTAATGGAGCAGACCCACTATAAAGAAAATACGAATCTTTTCCTTATCATCATCTTGAGTCCGTATCTCGGGTTTCAAATTCATTTTAGTAACACATGCGTCCATATCATCAATACGC